CAATAGTTCAAAATTGGTACTATTTTCTGCGTCCCAGGAGTAAGCATTGTTGTTGCTAGAGTTAACCGAGAAATTCCATACAACATTTCTAGGTTTTCTTATAAAACTAGCGTATACGTTGCCTATAATTCCAGTACTGCCAGAGGGAGCTACCGTCAAGCGATAGTCTTCGTACATAAAAATAGGTGAATACTTGGAAGGAGCTGTTAATTCAGACTTGTTAAGATTATTATATTCGTTTCTAGTGACTAATTGTATTTCTGAGGCGGGTATAGACCCGACGGGGTTGTCATAAAAAACAGTACCTAGCTTGTAAAAAGCCACAGTTGTAGGTGCACCAGTAGGTTCGCTACCGTTGTTTATAACCGTATTGCCTCTACCGTCTACTACAGGTATCGCGAAAGTATTTTGATTTTGTGAAGGTGTACCGCTACTACTAGTGTAGACACACGGGCCATATCCTTTAAAAGGAGCTAGCTTTTGTTCAATAGCTCTTTGCCTGTTAGCGTAGTCGTTGCCCTGTTGAGGCACGCGTAGTTGCTGATTCAAGTCATCGAAGTACTGCTCAAAAATATCAAGCTGTACCTGAGTAGCTGTTTTGTTGAACTCGTCGGGTGTTATATACCCTCTGTTTTCTTTATTAAGAACCAGCAAAACGGTTCTGTATACCGTATCTACGTTTATCGCCATCTTTATTTTATTTTATGAAGAAAAGTTAGTTAAAACCAATCTAGATTTAGATTTTTCTAGCTTGTCAATTTTTTCTATTAGCAGTCTCTGTAGTAAGTTTGGGTTAGTGTTTTCTCTGTTCGCTAATATAGAATAAATCATACAGCCATACATAGCTTCTTCAGCTAGCTTAGGTATCGCGGCACTTTCATCGTTTGTCAAAGCATTAGATAAATAAGTTACTCTTGCTATAGGGTCCTCGTTAACAATTGTTCTTTCAGCCGATGCAAATATCAATCTCACCGCACCTCTTTGTTCCAAGTTATCAGGAGAGGTTGGGTAAGGTGCATTACCGGACTCTTCTTGATCAGAATCGTAAGCACGTGCGTAGTAACCTACACTATCAAATACACCTTCATTTTCTTTTTGAATAGATTCAGTAAAAGCCGATCCTGAACCTCCTGGGCTAATTTCCACTTTAACTATACTAACGAAGTCCCTTGGAAGTGTCGCGTATATAGGTAAACTACTACCCCCAGGATTTGGAGGCATTTCTTGCTCATAAGTAAATTGACTTTTTAAAGTTTCGTAAGCAAACTCTTGAAGACATCTTCTAGCATGAAATACTACTTCTGTTCTTTTAGAATCTGGTATTAATTTACCTGGCCCCGTGTAAGAGATTATAAAGTTGTTTACTATATCGTTAATAGTTATGAAACCGCTTGACGTTGTTGTATCTGCCATTTTTATTATTTTTGGTCGTTAACGTTAATTTGTTGCTCTTTGTTGTTAGCTAAAGACATAGCAAACTGATCTTTAGTCATTACGCCTGCGTAACCTAATATTTTATCTACTAATAAAGGCTTGTCTGAAGAGTGTATTTCGAAATCCACAGAGCCAAAGCTATCATACACGTAACTACCTAAGTTTTGGTCGATTTTAAACTCCCATTTGGGCGTAACTGGACGCTTTAAATAATTGACTTTTACATTTCCTGTCAAACCAGTTGGATATAATGTTAACTTTTTATTTTCGTAAGTGTACACTGGATAGTAAGCAGTAGGAGCAGTCAAAGGCGAAGCATTTGTTGTATAAACTTCATACTGTTGTATTCTTTGAACCTCTCTTGCGTCATTGTATATCACAGAACCTAATTCGTGAACGTCATCTGTAACAGTGTATACGTCACCCGTATGTGCAAGGTTGTTTGAAGTTTTTTTAAACAAAGATATTTTCTCATCTAACAAAGCCATTCTATCGGCATAAGCAAGCGATGTCTGAGCCATACCTAGCAATTGGTTTAGGTCGTCAAAATACTGGTTATAGATTTCCTGCTGTGATTGAGCCGCGATTCTGTTAAATTCGTTAGGTGTGATTACACCTCTTTTTTGCTGCTCTAGGACTACTAAAACAGATTTATAAACATCGTTTACGTTTATAGCCATTTTGCTTTTTGTTTAGGGTTACTAATTAAAGTACAGCCGATCAGAGTGGTGACCGGCTAATACTAGTATTACATGTTATATGAATTTTTTCTCTATAGACCTAAAAACTTCTAAGCCCTCGTCTGTTTTGAAAAACGCTGCCATAGCAGAGTATGGGTGTTCATCAAATGGTACTGTTATAAGTTTTTTACCGTTAGAAGACCATACAAAGGTTCTTTGGTCATCAGACAGTTTAATTATGTCTGCTTCTACAGCTTTTACGGCAAAATTTCTTAATTGTACGTTTTCGTCATTAGCTAAGTCTATAAATAAGCTTGGATTATTTTTAGCAAACATAAGTAGATCTCTTTTTATCTCTCTGCTTGTCATTTTAGATACTTCAGATCCTATTTCTACTCTAAGAATAGCTTCAGCTTGATCTACATCCATAGACTTAGCCGCGTTTAAAGCGTCTATTTCCATTTCTAAATATACTAGATCATCTGTAGCTTCTTCAACTCTGCTAAACTCTTGATACTTAACGTTTAAAGCTGGGTGGTAAATAGATAATAGTTTCTGTAAATTTTGTTGTTGTTTTGGTACGAATAAAACTCCATCTCTAAAAATTATATGACCTAGAGTTGATTCACCTTTTTGCTCTTCAACAAGTGGTGAGTTTTGATTTGTTGCATACCTTATTTCTTTTTGTTCCCCTGTTTTTTCATCAAACCACAGCAACGGAAATCTAGAAGAATGTCTAGATGGTAGTGTAGATGTTAAAGGAGTAAATGAACTTTTTAATAAGTAAGTTCTGTCTTTTATTTCCCAACTTGGTTTAGCTGGTTCTTTTTTAGTTGCTTTTACTGGTGCAGCTTGTGTTTCAACTGCTTCTTTTTTAGCTTGATTCGCCATAATATAATATAATATAAATGTTAATAAAAGTAATAATTACCCCCGCTGTTATAACGAGGGTAAGAATTACAGTAATTTACTCTTGTGTTAGTCAGTGAACAATACGAAGTTATTCGCAGCTTGTACACACAAACATCTTTCAGATAGGAAGTGTACTTCCATTGCATCAAGATCAGAAGTGTAAGCTCCTCCAACAGATCCAGTCAACCAAGACTTCATACGACGATCATCAGATTGAGATGCTCGGTAACGTACGTGCAAGAATGGACGACGGATGTTAGTTCCTAGGATTTGGTCATAAACTGTAGATGTTCCAGCTGGTACCAAGATACCTTCAATTCCTGAATCTGCAACAGCTCCACGAGTAGATGCATCGTTCAAGTATTTCCAGTCAGTCTTGTAGAAGTCATAAGACCCTCTACGGAAACCAGAGAAACCTAAGTTAAGTGCCATATCTTCAGAGTTTTCGAACAAACCGAAAGCAGTTCCTCCGTTAGCTCCACCTGAAACTCCTCCAAGCATGTTATCGATAGTCAATGAAAGTTGACGGTTAACGAATAGCATGTTCTCTTCAATAGCTCCTTGTGTGTCTAAGTTCTTAAGGATAGCGTCAAAATCTGTCAATACTCCTGCAGCAGGTGCGAAACCAGAGAAGATGTTACCTCTTGATTTAACAGCAGCGAACAAACCTTCAGTACCTTTTTTACCAGCAGCCAAAGCTCCAGATCCAGCAGCAGCTAAAGTTCCTTCAACTACAGACATCTCCAAGTAATCTTCGAAACGTAGACGAGTTTCAGACTCAGCCTTCAAGTACCACAAGTACCCTCCAGTTCCATCTTCAGTAGCAACTTCAACCCATCCAATCTGAGCGGCGTCAGATCCAGAGATAGCGTATTTGTCTTTAATGATGATAGGTGAGTTAGAGAACTGCGTGAAAGTAGGAGTAATTGACTTGATGTCAGCATCTCCAGTTCCTTTAGCGTACTCAGAACCGTATACAAAGATTTTAAGACCAGTGTTACCAGTTGCAAAACCAGCAGCAGCGTTAACGTTGGCAGCGGTGTAAGTAGCAACAGTAACAGTAGCCAAAGTACCAGCGCCATTCACAACACTAGCTGTAACAACAGCTGTAAGCTCTGCTCCAGTTGCTGGGTTCATAACAACGATAGTGTCGTTTTTAGAAATAACGTTAGATACTGTACTAGTTCCACCAGTTACAAATGTCAAAGTAGTAGCTGTAGCTAAAGTTACATCGTTGTAAGAAACGTGCAATCTGTTTTGCTCAGACCATACTACTTGATCAGAAGACATAGGCATTTCAGCTCCTACCATACGCAAGAATCCAGACAAAGTTCTGTTTCCGTAACGCTCTACTTCTTGTTCGTAAATCTCAGGTAGATACTGTTGTGCAAAATCGTTTCCTGATCCGTCTGTAAAACTTAAGTAGTTGTCAGACAATAATTGTTGTTTTTGACTTGGCTTAATTGAGCCAAATGCGTTGTTTAATGCCATTTTAAATGATTTTAAATGTTAAATTTTTATTTTCTTTATTTTTAGTTTTGATGCGTTCAGAGCACTTTCTCCTAATACTTTAACTTTTATACCATTTTTAAAACCTGTCTGCGGCGCTTGTCTAGCACTTTGACTTGGATTTTTTGAACTATCAATTACTTCTTTGACAGCGTCAGCTTTTCCTTGTTCGTAAAAATGATTTGCAATAGTATCAACATTAGCAGCAGCGTACATAGCTTTATGATAACCAGCAGGATCATTAACATTTCCATCATTGTAGGAACTTCCCTACTAGATTACTAATGTCTGACTGGTTTTCTGCAATTTTACTAGGGTCCTTAACTCCGTATCTAAACTTTTTCTCTCCTAAGTTGAAATCAAAACCTTTGAAATCTTCGGAAAATAATTTTTTAGTTTGGTCTTTAAAGTCCTCGTGCTGTTGCTTAGCTTTGCCTTGCTCTTCATTGTATCTATTGAAAAAGTCAGTAGCTTTTTGTTGGTCTTGAGTAACGCCCGGTCTCAACTTGATCTCGTCGTAGTATTTACTCTTTGTTTCCTCCAAAAAACCCTTGGCTTTTGCAACTTCTTCTTTGTATGCAAGTTTCTTCTTGCGTATATCTCTTTCTTCGTCTAGATCTTCGTCATATGAAAAATCCTCTAGTATAATGTTTAAGTCCTCAGCATCTAAGTAAGGTTTTGTTTTAGCATAATACTCTTTTAGTAGAGTGTCGTTATCTATGTTAGAGTAGTCAGCGTTTAACCTCACGTAGTCGTTTATATCACCACCGGTTTCTTTCATAAAGGAAACTAGCTTTTCAATATTTTCTGGCAAATCAATACCGTCTTTTTGCTCGACAATAGCTTGCTTTAACTGCTCTTCTACGACCTCCACTTCATTAGTGATCTCTTGCACAATAGGCGCTTCTTCTTCTAAGATGCCTTGCTCCTGTGTAGTTACATCTTCAGCAACGTCTTCGACGGTTTCCACTTCTGGTTCTTTTATTTCAACCTTTGTAACCTCTTGTTTTTCCTTCAGGCTTTGAAGATAAGTCAACCTTTATAGGTTCTCTACTTGTTTCACCTAGGTTTTTAGGTTTTGTTTTTTTACCTTTCAAGGAGAACTCTCCTTCTTGTTTTACTTCTGACATAATATAATAAAATTAAATAATTAAAATTAAATCCCTTACATAGGATTAAGTTGTTCTGTTCCAAAAGCGCTAAGACTTTCTAAGTCACCAGATTCAAAATTCTTAGGCAATTCATCGTTCTTTCTTTGAGAAATCATTTCTGATTGCTGTGTTGCTTGTATTCTAGATCTCTCGTCTTTTCTATCCTCTAGCTTAGATTCTCTACTAGCTTCTGCCTCTACCTTTATTTTAGCTAGCTGCATTTGATAGTTGAACTCTTCAGCCATAAGCTCTCTCTTTATTTGAGCTTCTGTTTGCATTCTTTGTATCTCGAATTGAGACTTAGCTTGCTCTACGTTTACTTTCTCTTGTGTCAAAGCTTGTTGTTTCTGAACCTCCGCCATAGCAGCCGCTTCAGAAGCTTGAGCATTGGCTTGAGCTTGAGACTGTATATTTGCTTGTTGATCAGCCATTTTTTGTTTGTGACGCTTCTTTTTCTTTAGTTTTAAAAGTTGATTAGCCATTTTTAAGTTTCTAACCTGACGTATATCTATAATATCGTCTAGATCTATACTACCTGACTGCAGAGCTATCTGCAAGTTTTGCTCTAGCTTAGACTTTTCTTCTTCATCTGGCTCTAGTTCTAAATATATACCAAAGTCATGAAGGTTTAAGTTTTGAATTTCAAAAAGAGTTTGAAAATTATAATTAGATATACTTTCTTTTAGAGAGTTAGCCGTTAACGGATAAGCTAGTGAATCAGCTATTTTTAGAGATATGTTTTCGCATACTCTAAGCGTGAGATACAACTGAGATTGCATTAGATGTCTAGTAGCAGTATTAGACGCGTTGACAGCCATTTTTTGTAACCCTAGCAAAGAGTCTTTATCAGGAGTTGAACCATCTCTAGCTTCGTTTAAACCTGTTACATCTCTTATCATCTGCAAGTAGTACTGATACGTACCTATTAGGCTTTGTATTTTAGCTTGACCAGATGATGATGCTAGTTCTTGAATAGGCACTTTACCAGCGTTCATACCTCCGTCCTGAGTGAGTGATCTTCCAACTACACTACCTGTTTGAAAATACATATTCAAAGCTTCTGCTGGGTTATAGCTAGTACCGTTTCCTAAGTCAACTTCAGCTAAACCATCCATATCTAGGAATACACCATCTGGTACTATTCTAGACATAACTTGTTGAAGCTTTAAGTGAGTTAACTGTATCATGTCAGCAAAACCTGTTATTCTACTAACTATAGATTCTATCTTGCCCTTATACATTCTAGGCGCGCATATAGAGTAGTTCATTTCTACTTTAGTAGTGTCAGCAAAAGGACGAGACATATTCTCCGCCAGCTTCCACTCTAGCATTTTGTTGTTACCTAAAACTTTAGCGCCAGTGTATAAAACCTCTATACTTCTACTAACTCTTTCAAAGTTGTCGTTAGGTGGTGGGTTAAACGCGTCTGTTTTTTCTATAGCTTTCTGCAAGCCACTTTCAGTTTGCTTTATTTTAAAGACCTGATCAACATAAGTTTTGTATTCAAAATACATTACTTGAACAGTATTTTCATCGTAGTTACCCCAGCCTGTTACGTATTGAGAGTTTCCAGGCATTTTCTGTATACTGTCTAATTCTTCTTCTGATATGTTTGGGAATTGTTTTTTAAGCTCAGATATACTTATTGACTTAACCTCTCCAACATAGTATATATCTTCAAAGTTAGGATCTTCTGTGTAAGAATAAACTATATAGGCTGGATCAACGTAATCTATAGTAACCCCATTAGAAGTGTTGAAGCCTGTTTTAACAGCAGCTATTCCTAGAACCGTTAAGTCATGATTTATTCTACGTCTTATCAAGTTATACTTGTTTCTAGCTAAAGTATTATTTATAACTTCTTCCTCCGCAACTTCTACACCTTGCTTGTAAGTGAGTTGCATATGTAGTTCTAGCTCTTCTAAGTCTTCAGGTAACTGATCTGGGTTTAGATTGGATCTAGATAAATCCATTCCAGTGTTTCTTTTAGCTTGCTCCATAAGGTCCTGAGCAACCATATCAGCGGCTATACTGTTAGCGTGATCAGTTCTTTTCTTTTGAGACTCCGGGTCTTGAGCATAAGCTATTATATCGTACTCTTTATTAGACATACCATTAACTACTATATCTACAAATTTAGATATTACGGGTACGGGTTTCCAGTCTAAGTTTAAATAAGACAAATCACCGTTTATAGATAACTCGTCCTTATATTTAGCTATAGATTGCTCTCCTCTAGCATACAATCTTAGTTGGTGAAAGTTACTATAGCTTTGAGCGTATCTATTTCCGGAACGACCCTCTTGAAACCACTCTCCCTCTATAGCTCTAGCTACTTGAATACCGTACTCTAAGCTTGATTTAACTTCTTCGCTAACTACTTGGCTAGGGAAAGAGCTGTTACCATTGGTGTATACTTTCATTTATCTTATAATTTTTGACGACGTACCTTTGTTGTCGTATCGTTTTATACCTAAATCTATTTTTTTACGCTCTCTTTTAGCTACAGGTGTATACCTGTTTTTATTGCAAGCCATTATAGCTAAGCCCGAACTAATAGAAGCATCGTGCTTTGTTCTATTGTTTATATTAAACTTAGCCCAATCCTCTAATGTTCTCTGAAAGTACATGTCTCCATAGCCAGCAGCTGTTTTACCTATGTTTTCCTCTATGTAAGTTTCAATAGCTGCAGCGTGAGCTTGCTTCATATCTTCACTAGAGTTTGGCACTCCACCTATTTCTCTTTCTGTTACAGACAATTTATTATATACCTTATCAGGTCTATTCATAGAAAACCCTCTATAACCTCTTCTCTTAAAATGATATAATAACCTAGGTTTGTTATTCTCCGCTAGTATTGGCATACCGTAAAATATGCAAGCCATAAGAACGTCTTCAAAGAAAATCTCAGCTGTTTGCGGTCTAGCTATATATTCTAAAAAAAATAGATTAGGTGGTACATTTTCCATAGAGAACTTGGTGAGACCATGTAAAGATCCATTAGAACCTCTTTTATCTACAGTTCCTGATATATCATAACTATCACACCCAAAAGCGCCACAGTGATCATTACCAGGATATTTTATACCATTTTTTACTATAATTCTATTTTGCAAGTTAGATGGAGGTGTCCAAGATATTTTGAATCTACCGTCTTTGTTTGGGTAAAATATAACCCTAGTATCTTTTACTCCGTTCTCCCAAGCAAAGCTACCGGTTGTTACGGCTGATGTGTTTCTTAAATCAGCGTTGTAGTCTATCTGCTCGTATATCTTGGTTAGGTTAAACAGAGACTCTTTAGCTTCATCTCTAAAAGCGTGCTCCTCTGTTCGTGGAAATTGTCTGTAGTATTCGTTTAACCCGTCTTGATCATCTTTCAAACCTTCTACTTCGTTATTCCAGTGATCAACAACGCCTTGGTTTATAGTATCACCGAAAGGATCTAAAACTTCCTCTTCCGGTGTGTCGAATACAGGTGCTCCATAAGAATCAATGAATCCTTCGTAGTTCCATTCCATAGGTATGAACAAAGAATATAGTCCCGAACTAGTCTGTCCGTTGCGGTTTCTTTTTTCGACGTTTGAAGCATAGTAAAGTTTTTTAAAGTTTTCACCACCCTTATCTAAAGCATTAGATGTCGAGCCCATCATACACTTACCTATAATTCTAGAACCTAGTCTAAGACAAGTTTTAGTTACTCGCCAGTTATTTAAAATATTGTTTGGTCTTTCCCACTTTCCACTCTCGTCGTGTACTAGTAGCTTTAATTTTTCACCATCATAACTGTTGTCTCCTGTGTTCTTCCAGTCTATGGTTGTATCCAACCCTTCTAGCTCTTCTGGTTTATCTGTCGACGTTATACTTCTTCTGGTTAATTTAGAAGCTGGTACTCTATACGCTAGCTCCGTCTTTGGTCTATCCATACCATCTTGTATGGGTTTGAAGAAGAACGGGTAGTTAACTGATATTGGCACAACCTTGTCTGTAAACATCTTTTTCGCATCGGGTCCTGATTTAGATAGTATTCCAAATCTCGCGTCACTAGAAATCGTAGCTTCATTAACTGTTTCTCCAGATGCCATGAACGAGAAACCCGAACGTCTGTTTTTGAGGTAGCACATACCGAAGCATCTCTTATCTGCTTTGCAGGCCTCCCAGAATATGTAAAATAATCTGTTCGCTTCTCTGAAATCGGGGTTACCGACGTCAATCTTTGACCATTGAAGATACATATAATGAGTACCTGTGATATAAGTAGCTTTGTCATTGTTGTTAAACCAAAAACCTTGGCTTCTTATTTTAAACTCGTTATCTATATAGTCGTACCACTTTTCTTTGAATGCTTCATCGTAGTTCTTCCAGTCAAATATAGTTTTTATTTTTTGAAGCTCTTTAGGATATTCTAAAGGTTTCCACTTACTGTCTTGATGGCTGTGTACGTTCTCTTCTTTAGGTAGAGCTATTTTTAGATTCTGTATTTCGTATATATCACCTATCTTACCGGTTTTACTGATAACAACCATATCAAACTCTTGGTTGTAACCGTACTCCCACTTGTTGTACCTATTTTTTTTATTTATTACCTTAGGTTTTACGTGATCAGGTAATATTCTAAATAGTGTTTGCTCGTACATTACTTAGATCTTCCTTCTGCAAAGCCCTTAAAAGTTTTTTCTTTCTTTTCAGTTGGCTTATCATTAAGTATATTTTCTTCGTCTTCTATACGTTTAAGTATTTCAAACGCGTCAAAAATAGCAAGCTTCTTTGTAGCAGCTGCATTTTTAAGTCTGTCAGCAGAGATGTCATCGTCGGAGTCGACAATAGCTTCTTTAGCTACTTTTATTAACTCCTCAACTGCTTTTTGCCCAGCTAGGATTATATTCTTTTTCGTTTCCTTGGTATTCATATTTAATTGCAATATCATTTGATTTCATACAGTATAAACGTTCGTCGTCAATTATAAACTCAAACTCACCGTGAGGCGTGTAACCTACGAGGTCTCCAGGGACGATTTTAGCGGCTTCTAAGGAACTATTACCATATTTTAGTATTCCTATAAGCTTTCTTTCTTTATCCAGCGTTAGATGGTTATTATCTAACAAGGGTTTAACGAAGCATCTATCTTGAAAAGAGTTCCAAGACTCGTTGTTATTATACAAGTATATTTGGTCAGGCGAACAAAAGTATAAATCATCTATAAATTTAGATCTACTATCTTTACGTTTGCCTCTAACATCAAAAAAACTTCTAAAAACATTGTGGTGTATAATAACCACGTCACCTTTTTTGATTGGTGTAGAGTAAGCTGAGGGAGTTGAAACTACTACCGCTCTGTTACTTACAGCTTTGAAGTCTTCAGTATTAGTGTTGGTTATAAGGCTTTTGTCACCTACCTTTATCTCAGTATCGTACCTCTTGTTTAGAGGCTTAACGATAAAGTCAAATAAACTTTTCATTAGTATTCTAGATCATACTCAACGGATATTGCCATGTTAGAATTAAACTTCTTCCATGGCATAATCTCGTCTTTCTTTTTTATGTAAATACTATAAGAGTTGTCGCTCTCAGAATACAGTATAGCCGATATAGTATGGCCACCATACACTTGCTGACCGACAGCGTAATGCATTGCGTCGTTTTTGTAATCAGAACCTATACTTATTTTTCTAACTACAGAGCTCATTAGTCTTCAGATTTAACTACAGATAATTCACTATCATCATTTTCTTCGATTTTAGTGTACGTACCGTCTTGCATGTTAATATTAATAGACCCGTATTCTTTTTCTAGTTCTTTTTTAGTTTCTTCTATTTCTTGAGAAACTACAGCTTGCGCGTGTAAAGCTTCGTGTTTACGAACTTCAATAACTCCAATATCAGTCAAGATACCTTGCAGTTTCTTTTGTTGATCCTGAATCTTTTCTAATTGCTCTTTTGTAATTTTTGCCATTTTACTTAATTTAATTTAATTTGATTTGATTTAGTTATTTTTATTATCACTTGATTTTTTGTTCTTTTCCCAGGTTCTACCAACAAAGTAAGCGCCATAAGTGGTCATTAGCAATGTTTGAAAAACAGGTATATAAGCTACGTTTATTCTAAAACCACCTATATTACCATCTGCAAAAGCTAGAATAGTAAACACAGCTGTCAAATAAACCATTACAAGCGGTCTAATGTTCTTAGATAAAAACGAGTCAGACTGCATATCCATCTTCCACCTATCCGTGACTTGACTTTGAGCATCTTGGTCTGCTTTTTCTAAAAGCTCTTGTATCTTGTATTTAGCAGCTAATCTTTCTTCATCAGTAGTTGTTAACTTGTCTATAACACCACCTACTTCTTTAATTAGACCACCGCTTAAAAAACTTAGTATTTTTTTCATATTTTACCTACCTTGGCTCTTGAGATATGCGTTTTCTCTTCTCTTACTTTCTTCTTTAGATATACCAGAAGTTCTTGGGTCTGTCTTAGAAGTAAAAGCCACGTTTCTAAGTGACTTAGGGATTGAACCCATTTTTTTAGCCATCTTTGAATACGGGCTATCTTTAGTCACTTTGATAGAATACGTCTCATCGTCACCTCCCTGCACACTTATATCTGTGTATTCTTTTTTTGATTTCTTTGGTGGCTCTGTTGGATCTATGTTATTAAGAGGGCTTATTCCAAATTTTTGTTTATAGCTCATGTTTTTATATGTTTTAACTTTTAGAGTACGCTTCTTTCTCCCAAGGTAGATTCTTAGCTCCTTCTTCCATTGACTTTCTAGAGTACTTTTTACCTTTCCAGTAAACGTTATCGTTGTCGTAGTCTAAATCCCCTCTTTTCATTTGGTCTATATGCACCATTTCGTGGTCAATGACTTCTTTTGCTTTAGCTGGACTCAAGTACTTGTTAATTAGTATCGTCCCGTTGTTATTAGCTAAACCTAGAACACCATCCTCTGTATCTACTCGGTAAACTGGAGTGTTATCGCACTTGAACGGTGGGTTGAGTTTAAAAGACATATTAGTACTTCTTTTTACAGCCTTTTCTTTTGTAGTGGAGAAGTAGGCGTGCAGTGTTTAGAAACGAAAGATCCTTTCATTTTAACTGGTGATTTTCCGTAGCTCATCTTAGCTGGTGATTCTTTTTTTCCGTACATGATTATTTGTTTTTACCATTTAACTTTATCTGCCCACCAAGCGGCAGACATTTTACCTTTCTTTATGTTCTTAGCGTGTCTAGCTTTAAAACTAGCGCGCCTAGCTTTTTGTTTACTAGATTCTCCTGATTTAGGTTTACCAGCAGTGCTAACACCCTGTTGACCAAATCTTATGATCTTCTCCTTGCCGTTAGCACAAGCTTTGACCACATGCGACTTCGTTGCGTGGCTAGGAGTTCTTTTAGGCTTATTACAAGCCATTTTAGATTTATCTAGTTTTGACATATTATTTCTTGTTTAGGTTGTACCACTTTTGCACGGTGTACCCTATGGAAACTGCTAATAGCGTAAGTTTAAGTATAACGTCTACACTAGACATAGATACTGCAAACGCACCAGCGTTTAACATATATAGTTTTATATCTCCAATTGATCCCATACTATCCCTTAGCTCTTTGTGTGATAGGCCCTTTTAAGGAATCACATCCACAGTCAGCTAATTTTAGCTTCATGCCGTTTATTCCGCTACTGGATCCTTTACCGTGTGGTCTACCTAGTTGACTTAAGGGACCATCCCATATCGTGTTTTCACCAACCACACCTCCGGCGTTTACGCTAGCTTTTGTTACTTGTTTTGCCATAGTTTATATATTTTTATTTTTGATATCCTTCAGTTCTTGCTTTTATAACGTCAGCTTGTGTTATTTCGCCGTCTCCTGTTTGATCTTTAAAAAACACAGGAGCTTGGACTATTCCAGCTTGGTTTTGTAGAGATCTTTGTCTTTGCTCCACGTCTCCAAACATCATACTTCCAGCATTGGAGGTAGAACTATTAAATAGTGGTGTAGCAGCACCCATTTCATTACCTGGTGTAGGAGTATCGTATGTCATTTGTACCGGTGTTATTTCAAATTTTTGTCCTCCAAGAGAATTTGAGCTACCACTTGGGTCGCCAGGCATAACTGGGCTTTGCTTTATCATAGATGGGTCATTAATACTTGCTTGATCATTTACACCCATTGACGGCGCAACACCTGTTGGTGGTATACCTGTTACTTGCTGACGTGATCTAGATACTGCATCCCCGACATTACTAAACAAGCCTCTAGCACCTGCAGCCGCCATTTCAGCTGCCATAAACTTGTTTGGTGATTTTTTTTTATTGTACATAGTTATCTTTCTTTATCGTTATTAACATTATATATGGCTGTAGTTAAAACTTTATCTGTATAACTATTACCGCTTATTATTTTATTTCTTCTAGAACTAGT